CGCAAGCGGCAACGATTATGGTTACTCGTTTAGCGGATATGGCGAACGGTGATTTGGAGCAAATAGATTTCGGCGATGGTAACGCTCGCGCAGAGTTTATTGCCGATGTGCGTAACGATGCGAAGTCATTTATGTTTGTTCGCGCTATCGCATCAGCGTTTTCGCCTGCGTCCGTCGGGTTTCATTCCCCGTACCAATCGTATATTGATGCGTATCGCGGGTTCAAATCTGCTGATCCGTCTACCGCTGACGACAAGTTCATGGAGTTACTTGTCGATGAAGGCAACGAAGGGTTTTTTGCTTTGGCTGCCCGGTTCTCTAAAAACAATGAGGGGTTACCGGCAACGTTGGAGTCCGAAGAGTTGCGGGCCGAATACATTGATTTGGTTAACCAGTTCCCTGAGGTTGGTGGTTTGATTCTCGGTATCGAGGGTGGTGGTGCTGCGAAGTTTAGTGCCGCTGTGTATGACCGCCAGTTGGAGGAAGATACCCGCCCTGGGTCTGGTGTGAAGAGGCGTGAACGTTTGGCGTTGGAAGAGATTTTGGTTTCTTCGCGTGAACGCGAGGGTTGGCAAGAGTATGGCCGCATTAATGATATTATTTATAATGAGATGCGTGAACGGGGTTTACCGAACTTGCAGGTCGCTGCTGCTTCTGAGTTGGCTGCGGTGAAGAAGCAAGCCATTGAACGGATTGCTGAGGAGTTCCCGTTGTGGGCTGAAGCGTACAAGAACCCTGATTTGACTAAATGGTCGAACCGGGTTGATGGGATGCGGGCGATTGTTGAGGATGAGCGTTTGATAGGGCGCGACGATATTCGGTTATTATCTGAGTACCTCGATATGCGTGATATATTTACTGGGGAACTAGCTGAACGGGCCGCTAATGGTGGTGCGTCTACTTTGCGGGCTTCCAGTAATCAGGATATGGCTGCGGCGTGGGAGGAAGTAACGATGAGGATGGCGGAGAATCCGACGTTTGGTGATTTGTTGTGGCGTTGGTTGGAGTTTGATCCTATGTCTAGTGATACCTGGCCGGAGAGTCAGCAAATGTTAAAAAATGAGGCTGCGTAATGACTGTTGAGTTTGATGAGATGGCCGCCCAGCAGGGGTTCGCTACGGGTGGTGCTGCGGGGGGAGAGGTTTACGACCCGTGGAACGAGTGGTCTTCGATGCCGTTGGATGCCCCTGTGGTCACCCACACTGAACCGTCAATGGTCAGGCCGGAAGACGATGTAGAGGCCGCTTGGTACCCTACGGGGTCTTTTGACGACGTAATAGTTACGGATGTTACTGTCCGCGATATTTGGAACCAATACGGTGACGCTACCCCTGAAGGTCAACGCCAAATAAATGAACGCTTATACGCTGCCGGGTTTTATACTCGCGGCACGAACCCTGAAGACATTGACCGGCCTACTGATTCGTTGGCGGCCTTAAACCGGGCTATCTCGTATTATGCGACGCAGGGTGTTGACCCGTTGTCGGCTATGCCGGATGCTGATCCGTCTTTGTTTGAACCGCAGGCTGCTCCGGCACGGATTATCCGTCGCGCTACCGAAGCGCAAGTGTATTCGATGGCTGATTCTGCTGCTAAAAACTTGTTGGGTCGTAACGCTTCGTCTGAGGAACGCCAGTTGGCGATGTCGGTGATTCGTTCGTTGGAGACTTCGCAGTCTCAGTCGCCGTCTGGTGCTGATGTTGAAGCGGCTTTTGCTGAGTCTGCTCCGGGTGAGGTTTCTGCCCGTGCTACTGAAAAAACTTTAAGCGTGTTTGAACGCTTGGTAAGGGGAGCCTGATGGCTGATGATGAACCTACGAACGCTCTTGATTCTTTTATAGACGCTGGTCGTAAAGACCGCGAGGAGGCGGTGGAGAAAGCCGCGAAAGAACTCGCTAAAGCGCAGGAAGCGGTGCAACGTGATCGCGAGGATTACGATACGCAGCAGGGTTGGGATGCTGGTTGGGAGCAACTATCTGTTGTTCTTGACCGGATCGTAGATGATTACGGCACTGGCGCGTCTTTGCAGGATGTTGACGAAGATGATCGCAACGAACTCGCTGGGCTTCTTGACGATATTGAGTTCTCTAACCATCGTTCGCACAGTAGTTGGCTTCGCAACTTAGGTACGAGGGGGCAGACCCCGCAAGATTGGGACATCTCTAAGGTGCGTTCCGATATTCTCGGAGAAGGCCGTGAAGAGGTTTGGCCTCCTGAGGGTGGGACGGTAACGGTTGAACCGGATGCTTCTGCCCCGTTGTATGCGACAGCGTTCGAAATGGGTGCCGGGACTCAGGCTGCGTTGGATGCTGCCGAAGAGTTGGTTGCTGCTACTGAAACTGATTTAACTGATTTTAATGCTGCCCCTGTGCGCGTGTTGGAGGAAACAGGTGTTGTTACTCCGGAGATGCTGCCCAAGGAGGAGCGTCCTCGTTTCGAAGAGGAAGCCGCTGCGCCACCCACATTTTCCCCTGAAGCGGGAAGGGTAACTCCTCCTGCTACTGCTGTCTCCACCCCTGTTGGAGATGTGCCTTCTAGCGGGTTTACTGGCGATCCCGGCCAACGAGGTGGCAAGCCTGCTGTCGCGCAAGGCGAGGTTGCGATTGTTGAAGGGTTGGATGAAACTCAACCCGTTGGGGACAGCGATGTGTTCGCGTTGCAAGAAAAACTCGCAGCAGCGGGCTTCTCGCCGGGGCCGATAGATGGAATCATGGGGCCACGAACCCAAGCCGCGGTAGACTTGTATGAAGCAGCCACCGGGGAAACCCTCGCGAATGTGCCGACCTACACTCCTAGCGTGAGAACCACCACAACCACCGGAGGCGGAGCAACCGGCGGGACAGTGCCTTCAGGGGATGTGTTCTCAGACGAAGAAACAGCAGCACTCGCCGCAGCCCACGGATACGGAGCGCGCTGGCTACTCCACGAAGAACTCGGCCCGATCCTGCAACAAGCCGCCTCCGAAGGCTGGTACGACAGTGCCACCGGGTTAGCGCGTTTAGAAGCAGAAATCAAAGAAACCGATTGGTGGGGTGAACACGACAAAGCAGAACGCGATTTCCAACTTTTAGAATCATCCGACCCAGCGTCCGCCGCCGACCATTTAGACAACCAGGTGGTTCGTTTGACTCGCGCTGCGGGACGCATCGGGTTAACTATGACTGATGAACGGATGCGTGAACTGGCTCGCGACTCGTATGTTGAAGGCTGGTCAGATTACGAAGTCAACCAGTACGTTGTGATGGAAGCAGATTGGGATTCCGGTCAAGCCGGAGGCCAAGTCGGAGACATGTATTCGGTGATAGATCAAATCGCCGGTGACTACATGGTTGGGCATTTGATCGACGATGAAACTAAAGACGCTTGGGCTGAAGCCCTGTTCCTGGGTGACGAAACTGAACTTGGTTTACGCAACGATATAGCGCAAATAGCGCAGTCAGCGTTCCCTGCTTTGGATGCTCGTATCGCTCAGGGGTATACGGTGAAACAGATTCTCGCTCCGATGCGGATGGAAGCAGCACGGTTGTTGGAAATAGATTCTACGTCTATTGACTTTATGACTGATGTTAGGTTCCAACCGATTATTCACCAGTTGAACGACGATGGGACGGAACGCATGATGACTGTTTCGGAAGTCGGCCAGTATGTTCGCGGTTTAGAGGATTACAAGATCACCGATGGGGCTAAAGGCGAAGCGCAACAGCTTGCTGACGCGATTGGTAAGAAGTTCGGGAGGACAGGGTAATGGCTGAGGAAACTAGCGACGATATTATTCGGAATGCTTTAACCCAATACGGGTTGGAGGGTTTGTTGAATGACACGGATTTGGATTTGATCGGGCTGTGGCAGCGTACCGCTGATTTTGGTGCGGTGTGGGCGAAAGTCCAGTTGTCTGATTCGTACAAGGCAAGGTTCCCGGCGATGGAAGCATTGGCTTCCGCTGGCCGTGCGATTAGCGAAGAAACGTATGTCGCTTTGGAACGCCAATACGCCGGTACGTTATCTATGTACGGGATGCCGTCCACGTTTTACGATGCCCCCGACGATTTCGGTGCGTTGATCGCCGGAGATGTTTCCCCCCAAGAGTTTTCGCAACGCGTAGGTTTAGCAGCAGAAGTTGCTGTAGCGACGACACCTGAAGTCAAGGAGCAACTGGAACGCTACTATGGTATTACAACTGAAGATTTGACCGCTTACTATTTGGACCCGGAGAGGGCCACAAATATCTTTGAAGAACGGGAACGTTTTGGTACAGCACGGATAGGCGGCATAGCCGTCGAAACCGGGGCTGGTGCCATCGACCTGCAAACCGCCGAACGCTTACAAGCCGCCGGGGTTACTGAGACAACTGCTCGACAAGGTTTCCAAGCAGTAGCGGCCTCCACTCTCGCTGAAGAAACAGCGTCAGAGGAGGAGGATATTACGACCGGGGAGATAATCTCCGGCGAGTTCGGGCTGGATATTGAGGCTCGACGCAAAACAGAGGAACGTCGCCAACGCCGCCAAGCAGCGTTCGCTCAAACCGGTGGCCCCGCTATGACCGCCGCCGGGTTCACTGGTTTAGGTTCCGCACAGTAAGTTCACTTCAACACTGTTTCCCGCTGCTATAGTTTAACCAAGACACCTTTGGCCGTAGTTTCATTTGTCCGCTACGAGAGCTGTTTGTGTAACACCCACCACCCTCCGTCCTCCACGGTTGGGTGCGACTAGCGGACATGGAGCGAAACATAATGAGTGAAACTAACGACCCTAATGTTGAAGAAGGCGGCGAGAAACGCAACTTTCGTAGAGTGTTAGAGGACAGAGCAACCGATGCTGAAGCGAGAGCAGAAGCAGCGGAAAACAAACTCCTCAACCTTGAACGAACAGAAGCATTTCGCAAGGCAGGCATCAACCCTGGTGACAGTCGGCAAGCATATTTCGTTAAGGGATATGAAGGCGATTACGATCCGGAAGCGATACGCACTGCCGCGTTAGAAGCAGGTTTCATTGATGCCGGTAACCCGGAATCTTCAATGGAACAACAATGGTATCCGACGGAACCTGAGCAAACTCAGACTCTTCGTGGGGAACTAGATGCTTCGCAGCGTGTTGCTGCCGCCAGTTTACAAGGACAGCCTGTTGTCCCCGGCGATCTTAATGATCGTTTGAGGTCAGCGTCGAGTGTCGCAGAGTTAAAAGCTTTGTGGCAATCTGAAGGTGGTTCGATCAACGTCCAAGGATAGTTATTTTCACTGTTTCAAACTACTAAACAGGAAAGTAATATCTAATGGCTTACACCCAGAAATCCAGCCTGAGTTCAGATCAGGTTGCTTTTCAACAGTTGGCTTACTTTGCGTTCCGTGCCAACCCGCTTCATGCTGATTATGCGACTGTTCGTGCTACGAACCAGTCTCATCGTGGTAGCGGTGTCACGTTCACAAAGTACAGCGATCTGTCGCAAGCAACTTCTGCACTCACTGAAACTAGCGATACCACTTCGGTGGCTATGGCTGATACCCAAGTAACTGTTACTCTTGCTGAGTACGGTAACACTATTGAAACTACTGCTGCTTTGCGCGGACAGTCGTTTCTCAACGTTGATGAGGACGCTGCTAACGTCATCGGTTATAACGCCGCTGACAGTATCGACCAAATCGTAGCCGACGTAGCATACGCCGGTTCTAACGTTAAATACATTGGTCAAACCTCTCGCGGGGCTTTGACCGCTTCGGACACCTTAACCTCTTCTTCCATTCGTGAAGCAGTGGCTAACTTGCGGGCAGCTTCGGCTCCTACTTGGGGTCCTTGTTACATGGGGTTCATCCACCCGGATGTGGCTTACGACATGATTGAGCAGACTGGTACTGCCGATTTGCGTTCGTTCCAGATTCGTTCGGATTCCGATAACGTCAAAAAAGGCGAAATCGGTACCTTCGATGGTGTCACCTTCATTCAAACCCCTCGGGCTTTGAAGGTAACTGACGGTGGTGCTTCTACCGTTGATGCTTACGGAACCCTGATTGTTGGGCAAGAAGGCTTGGCTCACGCGTACAGCACTATGTACGGTGCTGATCCGCAGGTCGTCTTCGGTCCTGTTACCGACAAGCTTCGTCGTTTCCAACCTGTTGGTTGGTACGCGATGTGTGGTTTCGGTCGTTTCCGCGAGGAATCACTGTACCGCATTGAGTCGGCTTCAAGTATTGGCTCCAACTAGGAGTTGAGTTTATGATGTTTACCGACCCTGGTGGCAAGTTTTCTTGCGGCAAATCATCAGGGTCGGTTTCCATCTCTATTAAGGTGCTTTTGTGAAATATAAGAAACAAAAGCAGAAGAAAAAAAAGGTTCGTACGCCTCGGAGGTCTAAGAAGTGACTGGTAAATATGCTTCGGTTGGGTTTATGACTCGCCGTGGTTCTAAGAACTCTTCCCTGGTTAAACGGGATTCTGATGGTTCTGTTGGTGGTGTGCGTACTGAGCATTGGGATGGCCGCGTTGATGCGACGGTTGTTCCTCAATCTGTGGACTTGAAGGTCGTGCAGAAGGATGATAAAAACTAATGGCTGTTTCTGCTTCTGGCTTGTTTGTTCCGACTTTTCGGGATGTGTTTGACGCTACCCAGTTAGCTGTGAACACTGGTTCGGACACGTTTAAGTGTGCGATGATAACGAACTCTGCTACCCCTGATTTNGATACCCACGATTATTGGGCTGACTTGTCNGCGAATGAGGTTTCGGGTACTGCTTATACTGCTGGTGGTGCGGCGTTGACGACTGTTTCGTTGACTGGTGCTTCTGGTTCTTTNGTGTTTGATGCGGATGATGTGGCGTGGGCTTCGTCTACGATTTCGTCTGCTCGCGCTGCTGTTCTTTACGACGATACTTTGGCTTCTGATCCGTTGGTTTGTTTAGTTGATTTTGGTGCTGATTATTCTTCGGCGAATGGGACGTTTACTATTACTTGGAATGCCAGCGGTATTTGGACGCTGGACTTGACCCCGTAGGAGGCGGA